TGACGCTCAATATTGGGGAGTGCCCCAACGTCGCCGCAGAATCTTCCTTGTCGCAGATTTTGCAGCCGATGACCGACGTGCCGGAGAAATACTATTTGAGCCCGAGGGTATGTGCGGGGATCCTGAGACGGGCGAAAAAGCGGGGAAAGAAGCTACCCGAGGAACTGAGGATTGCGCTCGAACGTCAAGTGATGCTGTGATGCCATTTGACACGACACAAATCACATCCCCGCTGAATGGCAATCACCCACAATATGGTGCTCCGTGTCACCCATTGTGCGCTAGTGCTCATATCCCTGCTGTTGTTATAAAAGCGGCAGGATTCATCGGAAAAGCTGCACAATCCACAGGTAACATCGGATACACGCGAGAGTGCGCCCCTACTTTGACCGCACGGATGGATGGAAACCCCTGCTCGGATCGCGGCCCGCAGATCGTCGCAACAAACGCGCTCACGCCGTGGGACGTACAGAGCAGACGCATCTACGATGAAAACGGCAAGATGGCGGCTCTCTACAGTGGAGAGGGGCAGGGAGCACATAACGGTGCAGTCTTTATCCGCGCCAAAGTCTATGACATGACACATGCGGATGAGGTCATGCGCCCCGTCAAAGATGGCATTGTCCCGACACTCAACGCGCGTATGGGAACAGGAGGCAATCAAGTACCCGTGGTACACGCCTACTGCATCGCCGGGAACACCATCGACCGCAAGATAGAGAATGGCGGCAACGGGAAGGGGGTACTTGCAGAAACCGCCTATACGCTCAATACGATTGACCGCCATGCAGTCGCAGAAATCCACGGCGCGAAGTCCTACAGTGAATACGAGCGTGGGAAAGTCGCAACTCTGCGTGCATCGGGAGGTGCTTACGGTGGTGGAAGCGAAAACCTTGCGCTATCATACTCAATCGTGCGCCGTCTCACACCGACAGAGTGCGAGCGACTGCAAGGACTGCCCGACGGATACACCGACGGCGGCAGTGACACGGCACGGTACAAGGCTCTGGGAAATGGCATGGCGCAGCCGTGCGCAGACTATGTAATGCGGAGGATTGTGGAGTGCGCAGAGGAGATGCAATAGTGGAGTACAAGATAGAGCGGCTAGGCGTCGCAGGAACGCTTGCTTGTCAATTCGAGCACAAGGGGCGTAGGTATTCCGCACAGGTGGACAAGATTCCGCTGGGCGGCGGAACGGGATGCACGATATGTCCCGAAAACGGATTTGATGAACTCTACACGAAGGGCGACGTTCCATTGACGGAGGAGGGGATCCTCTCGTGCATTGAGGAGTTCGTACGGATGCAGGAGGCGAGATGATGGAGGGCTGGCATAAGTACTACTGCCCGCTGCGGCCGCCTGATATTGGCGCGGTACCGCCGCGTCCTGTGCGTGTGGAGCATGTCGCGTGTGTGGCACATGGGCGTGAGTGCTATGGGGCTGTGTACTATGACCGTCGGCTATCGGCGGTGGAGATTGACGCCTACGAGCTTTTAGAGGAGGAGGAGAAGAAATGACAAACGCAATCGCACCGATTTTCGACAACGAAAACGGAGAGGTGAGAATCAGTGGGCGGCAGCTGCATATGTTCTTGGAGGTGCAGACGCCCTACGCGAAGTGGTTTGACCGTATGACGGAATACGGTTTCACGGAGGGCACGGATTTCAACTTGGACAAAAATGTCCAAGTTCAAAACGAGGGCGGGCGCGAGGTGAAGCGGGAACTCATCGACCATCTCATGACGCTCTCTATGGCAAAGGAGCTGGCGATGCTCCAACGCACCGAGAAGGGCAAGGAGGCGCGACGGTACTTTATCCGTATCGAGGAGGAATGGAATACGCCCGAGCGGGTCATGGCGCGAGCCCTGCGATTCTCTGAGCAGATTCTAAGCGACACAAAAGCCTTGCTTGCGGATGCGCAGGAACAGATCGAGCGTGATCGCCCGAAGGTACTCTTTGCCGACTCTGTGAGTGCAAGCCATACGACAATCCTCATCGGCGAGCTGGCGAAGATCATCAAGCAGAACGGCGTAGACATGGGGCAAAACCGCCTTTTTCAGTGGATGCGCGAGAACGGCTATCTCGTAAGTCGGCAGGGCTCTGATTACAACATGCCAACGCAGCGGTCAATGGAGCTGGGGCTGTTTACGATCAAGGAGACGACAATCACGCACGCAGATGGGCACACGTCGATCAACAAGACGACGAAGGTCACGGGCAAGGGGCAGGTGTATTTCGTCGAGAAGTTCGCACGAATGGGGGCGGTCGCATGAAGCGGTCATGTGCCGCTCTTTTGGTGCGTAGATAGGAGGTATAACCTTGCTTGAAAACGACACGGCCTTGCAGATGGCCGATGAGATACGGAAAGACCGAAAACAGGCAGAAGCTATGCTGCTGAACTATACGGAGGAGCTGAAAACGTACCGCCTGAAACGTGAGGAGTATGTACGCGGGACTGTACAGGGAGGAGGCGGGAATCTTCCTGGGCATCCGACGGAGGCAGAGGCTCTGCGCGGGGTGAAGTTTGACGAGACGTATCCTGCCTATACATGGCTACGGGCGGTGGAGTTTGTAGAGCGTGGACTCTCAGAGCGTAAGCGGATATTCCTTGACGCTCGGCGCAAGGCGTCACGCGACAAGGCAGGAAGAGGACGCAGAGCATGGCTCGTACGTACGCAGATGATGTACTGCGAGGCGATGAGGGAAAGATTTCTAAACTCGGAGTTCTTCGTTGGTGAGGCTGTGCTTAAGGATATGTGGCGATATATCATTGACCGTGTTGTCGAAGCATATCTAAAAATTGAGCAGAAAAAATTAAATAGATACCTCCCATAAAGCTGTTTTTCGGTGCTAAAATGCTATTGTGGGTAGTTTGGAGATAGCCCCAAGCTGCCGCGCATTACCTCCTATACTCTGTGACGAGCCGTCTCAATCGAGGCGGCTTTTCTCGTGGAGTGAGATGTAAGTTTTGGCAATTTTTATAGGTCATCGGCGGGAGATATAAATTTTATAGGGTATAGAGCGCGGTACTGCGGGAAACGCTCGGAGGACACAGCTGCGGCGGTGTCCTTTTTGTATGCGTGAAACACAAATTTTGGCGATTTTTTGTGTTTCACTTGTGTGAAATATAAAATATCCGGATTTTTTTAGTGAGGAGGTGACGACGTGAAGCTGACACCGAAGCAGATGCGCTTTGTAGATGAGTGGCTGATTGATTTTAATGGCAAACAGGCGGCGATTCGTGCAGGATACAGTGCAAAAACGGCTGAAGCTACGGCTGCGAGGTTGTTAAGGAATGTTAAGGTTCAAGCCGAAATCTCACGTCGTCAGAAAGACCTTCAAAAGCGAACAGAGGTATCGCAAGATCGTGTTGTCAAAGAGCTTGCACGCATCGCCTTTGCAAATATAGCGGACTACCTACATGTTGAGACGCAAACGCGTACGAAAGACGATGGTACTGAGGTCACATATCAGACAGTTATGTTCAACGAGACGCAAGAGCTCTCTGCCGATCAGCGTGCTGCACTCGCGGTTGTTAAGCAGAGCGTAAATGGTTTCGAACTAAAGCTGCACGACAAAATCAAGGCACTTGAGCTTCTGGGGAGGCATATTGGCATGTTCAACGATAAGTTGTCACTCAGCGGCACAGACGGCGGCCCGCTGACATTCCGATGGGAGGGCAAGGATGGCTGAGATTGTAATACCATACACGCCGCGCCCGCTATGGCGTGACACGATACATCCTGCGCTGACGCGGTACAGATTCGCGGTGCTTGTTTGTCACAGACGTTTCGGGAAGACGGTCGGCACGGTAAATGAGATGCTAAAAAAGGCGATACTCAACGAGCGCAAGGCACCTGTCTATGCCTACGTTGCGCCATACCGCAATCAGGCCAAGCGTGTGGCGTGGGAGTATTTGAAATACTACACAAATCCTATTCCCGGCCGCACGGTGAACGAGTCGGAGCTCTATGTAGAGCTTCCCACGCGTCATAACGGCTCGCCTGGGGCACGTCTCTATATCATTGGCGCAGATCACCCCGATGCGCTGCGCGGTATCTATCTTGATGGGGTAATCCTCGATGAGTATGCGGATATCAAGCCTGAGCTCTGGGGCGGCGTTATCCGTCCTGCGCTTGCAGACCGCGAAGGATGGGCGGTATTCATCGGGACCCCCAAAGGACAGAATCAGTTTTACGAGATGTACCAGCACGCGGAGAAATCCGATGGCTGGTACTCTTGCATTTATAGGGCTGATGAAACGGGCGTGCTTCCCGCCGAAGAACTGAAGGATATGCAGGCGCAGATGACAGAGATGGAGATTCGGCAAGAGCTCCTATGTGACTTTACCGCCTCTGCATCTGATGTGGTTATCCCGATTGATCTTGTCACGGCCGCCGCAAACAGGCTGCTCAAAGATGATGATGTGCTCGGACAACCTGTCATCCTTGGCGTGGATGTGGCGCGGTTTGGCGATGACCGTACTGTGCTGTGCATCCGTCAAGGGCTGTGGCTCAAAGATATTCGCACGTTCCAAGGGCTTTCCACGATGGAGGTTGCAAGCCGTGTGATTGACTGTATCAATCAGCATCATCCGCACGCGACGTTTGTTGATGCGGGGGCGATGGGTGCAGGTGTGATTGATCGTCTGCGTCAGCTGCGCTATCAGGTGTCGGAGGTCAACTTCGGCGAGATGGCGATGGATGCACAGCGTTATGCCAATATCCGCGCGGAGATGTATTTTAAGTGCCGCGCATGGCTTGAGGCGGGCGGTGCAATCCCGCAGAATGCGGAGCTCAAGACAGAGTTATCCACGGTAGAGTACAAATTCAACCCGACAGGGCGAATCATCTTAGAACCAAAAGACAAGCTCAAGGAGCGGACAGGGAAAAGCCCTGACCTTGCCGATGGCTTTGTTCTGACGTTCGCTCGGCCGGTATATATAAATCCGTCTGCAGGGGGTGTTGAAGACAATGCCGCAGGAGCAGAATACGATCCGTTCGCGGACATGTAACAATCTGAAAGGAGGAATGGATATGCAGTTTGATCTGCAGCAATTCGGCGGTGGTGGGGGAGGTGGCTCTGCACCGCCTGTTAAGACGAGCGCACCGGGCTCTGTCGCTGCGGCAACGATTGACAGCGCGACGGCGGGTGAGCGGCAGTCGATTCATGACAAGCTTGCAAAGGCAAAGGGGCGCGCCTCGACAGATAAGACGAGCGGGGCGTCCGGAAATATGTCGGATATGATGGGGAGCATCAAAAAAGCTCTGCTGGGTGAGTGATCGCTATGGCGCAGATGCCAAAAGCAATACAGGAGATGTTGCGCGACGGTGATGCAATACGCCGCAAGAAAAATATCGTCGCACAGATGATGACGGAGCGCACGCAGTTTGAGGGCACATGGAAGCAGCTCAGCAGGTATATCAACCCGACGCGTGGACGATTTGACGAGGACAAGACGCAGGACGGCAGACGCCGCGATTACTGCCTGCTTGACCCATACCCGATGGAGGCGAGTGGCAAGTGTGCTGCTGGGCTGCACTCCGGGCTTACATCGCCGTCACGTCCGTGGTTTGCACTCGGGCTCCAAGACAAGGAACTCGCCGAATATCATACGGTCAAACTCTGGCTTGAGGAGTGTCAAGATGTGCTCATGGGCATTTATGCCAAGAGCAATATCTATAACATGCTACTCAACATCGAGGCAGAGCTTACGCAGTTTGGCACAGGTGCAGCACTCCTTCTTGAGGACTTTAACACAGGCGTCTGGGCGCGTCCCTACACCTGCGGTGAGTATGCTGGCAACGTGGATGCACGCGGGCGCGTGGTGCAGTTTGCACGAAGGTTCAAGCTCAACGCGTGGCAGATGGTGGATGAGTTTGGGGAGGATGTTGTGAGCGATGCGGTGCGCAATGCGTATCGAGCGAAAAATCTCAAAGACTATTTCCCTGTGACAATGCTCATCGAGAAGAATGCCGACTATAACCCGGATTCAAATGCTCTGCTCAACTTCAAATACAAATCCTATTACTTTGAGGATTCACAGACAGATGTGTTTCTTAAGGTCAGCGGGTATCATGAAGTCCCCTTTCTGATGCCGCGTTGGACGGTGATCGCCAACGGGATTTACGGCGTTGGCCCCGGGCACAATGCGCTCGGGAACTGTATGCAGCTGCAGAAGATCGAGAAGATCAATATGCGCCTTTTGGAGCATCGCTCTGACCCCGCGTTGATTGTTCCGTCCTCAGTTGGCAAGGTCAACCGTCTGCCGGGCAAAGAAACACTTGTGCCGGACAATATCATCAACGGAATCCGACCGCTCTATGAGGCGACAGGGGATCGCGGAGAGGTCATGCAGACAATCCAGTACAAACAGCAGCAGATCGGCGCGGCATTTTACAACGATCTCTTTGTGATGCTTGCACAGCAGGACAATCCGCAGATGACCGCCCGCGAAGTTGCGGAACGGCACGAGGAGAAACTTTTGATGCTCTCTCCTGTATTGGAGCAGATGCACAACGAGGTTCTTGCACCACTCACACGGCGAGCGTTTGAAATTTGTTACCGCAACGGGCTTTTGCCGCCGTTGCCGGAAGAGCTCAAAGGACAGGAGGGGAGTATCAAGGCGGAATTTATTTCGCTCCTCGCACAGGCACAGAAAGCGGTCGGAACAAACGCGATGGAGAAAACCCTTGCGATTGCAGGGAATCTTATGGGGGCGTCGCCTGAGATCATGGATAACCTTGATCTTGATGCGGCAATCCGCGAGCATGCGCAGATGTCCGGCACGCCTGAAACGATCATGCGCGATGAGCAGGATGTGCAGAAGATGCGACAGCAGCGTGCGCAGCAGATGCAGCAGGAACAGCAGATGCAGCAGGCGGCAGCAATGGCAAAGCCACTGAGAGACAGCGTAGAAGCGGCAAGGCTCCTTTCTGAAACGCCCGTCAATGAAAACACGATTGGCAGCATTCTGGGGGGAGGTTGATGTATGGATTTAGATACACTCGAAAACATTATGCGGCGTCCGGAAGGGCGTCGTTTTGTTTTGGAAGTGCTTGACCTCTGCTGCGTAGATCAACACCACACAACGGGGAACGGGCGTGAGGACATATTCGTCAACGGGCGGCGTTCCGTTGGCGAAGAGATTCTGCGCTGCATCCGACTCATTAAATCCGGCAACGAATCAACGGATGGCCTTGCGTTGGAATATGCTATGCGCCGCGAGCATCAAAGAAGAATGGAGGAATTAGAAGATGGACGAAACGATGACGATGACTGAACCACAGGGAGGGGAGGGCACACCACCCACACCGCCGCAGGAGGTGTCTCCTGCATTGCCGAGCAATCCACCGGGTGGACAGCAAGAGCCGCCCCCTACGACACCGCCGGAGAATCCGTTCGGCTTTCAGCCGCCGCCTGTACCAGAGACCTACGAGTTCAACCTTCCTGAGGGGCTCACCGTTTCGGATGAGCAGAAAGCGGCGTTCACCGCCGTTGCGAAGGAAGCGAAGATGTCGCAGGAACAGGCGAACAGTTTGCTCAAGATGCATGCGGACATTGTGATGGAGCAGCAGCGGCAGGCGGAAGAGATCAAGAACCAGTGGATGAACGAGTGCGCTAAGCAGGGACTCAACACACCTGAGAACCTTGCGGCGGCAAAGATCGCTGTGGATACGTTCGGCGGCGGCGATGCCATGAACGCGCTCATTGAATCCGGTGCCGCATATCATCCGGCCGTGCAGGCGTTCCTGCAGCGCATTGGTCATCTCCTGAAGGAGGACAATGCGCCGGACGGAAAAGCCGCCGCACAGACGACGGCAGCAGATTTGCTTTTTGCGAACAGCAAGTATTAAGAATTGGAGGAATAAAACATGAGTGATTGCGTAACTTTGCAGGATTGGGCAGCGCGTTTCGGTGCGCAGGGACAGCTCGCGCAGCAGAAGATTATCGAGCTGCAGAGCAAGACGAACCGTATTCTTGACGTGATGCCGTTTAAGCAGTGCAACGAAAAGACGATGGAGACGGCGCTTGTCCGTGCGGAACTGCCGGATGTGGCATGGCGTATCATCAACAAGGGGACGAAGCCCGGCAAGTCCAAGAGCAAGACGGAGTCCTTCACTTGCGGCGGCATGGAGGCGCTTGCGGAGATCGATGAGAAGCTGATGCAGATCAACGGCAACAGCAACGCGTGGCGGCTCTCGGAGAATGTTGCCTATCAGGAGGCAATGAACCAGAAGATGGCGACGACCTTCTTCTATGGCGACGAAAAGGTCAACCCTGCGGGCTTTACGGGGCTCTCTGCCTACTACTACAGCAAGACGGCGCAGGATAAAATCTGGGCAGATCAGATCATCGATGCAGGCGGTACGGGCAATGCACTGACCTCTCTCTGGCTTGTCGGCTACGGGCAGGATACCGTCTATGGCATTTTCCCCGAAGGAACGAGTGCAGGCTTTAAGTACCGCGACAATGGCCGTGTCCAGATGGTCGACAAGGATGGCGGGAAGTATTGGGGCTACCAGTCGCAGTACAACTGGGATATGGGGCTTTGCGTGCGTGACCCGCGCTATGTTGTGCGCGTTGCCAACATTGACACGACGCAGTTTACGGGTGCTGCGGCGGATGCGTTTGTGGACAATCTCATCCGCGCGTACAACCAGATTGAGAATCCCGACAAGTGCACGATGGCATTCTTTGGCAATCGTGCGGTGCAGACGTATCTTGATATTCTCGCCTCGAAAAAGACGAATGTGCGTCTCTCAATTGACGAGTTCGGCGGGAAGAAGATTACGCACTTCTGGGGCGTCCCGATTCTGCGCTGCGATGCGATTCTCGGTACTGAGAGCAAGATTGCCTAAAGGAAGGAGTATAGGTTATGGCTTATATTGACAACGAACTGATTTTTTGCAATGACGTCGCAACGGCGGCGTCTGTTACGAGCGAGGTGCTCGACATTGGTCTTGGCGGCGCATTCGTGCATCCGCTCTTTATCGATGTCAAGTTGACTGCGCCTGTCACGTCTGGCAAAGTGGAGACGATCACCGTGCAGTCCTCGGCAACAGCTGCATTCGCCGCACCCGTGACGGAGATGAGCGTTACGGTTGGGTCATCGGTCAACCAGACCAAGAAGGCTACGACGCTTGCACAGTTCTATGCGCCGATTCGTGCGGGCAATCGTTATGTACGCCTTGTGATCGCGGGAACTGCGCCGACGGGCGGTAAACTCACGGCTTACATGAGCTCCGGAACGGCGGTGAATCTCTGATGACGTATCGCGTTAATACAACCTGTCAGTTCCGAAACAGACTGTACGAGAAAGGCGAGATGGTCGATCTTCCTGTGGGGGTGGAAGTGCCTCCGTATTTTGATGCGCTGGAAGAGGCTGCGCCTGATGCAGACAATACGCAGCCTGAAACGGTGGAATCCGTTGATGAGCCTGTAACGAACGAGGCGGTCGCGGGAAAGAAAGGGCGTAAGAAATAAGGAGTGGGGCTGATGTGTGCAGGTGTTTTTGTCATGCGTCAGCCCTTTTTCTCTTTAAGGAGGTGGAATAATGGATAAGATTGATGTCTGCAATATGGCTCTTTCGCGTATTGGGATTGACAACATTGAGGCACTCACAGAGCCGAGCGAGCCTGCGCGTGCATGCAGTCAATTTTATGACCACTGCCGCCGCGTTGTGCTTCGGAAATATCCGTGGACGTGGGCGACAAGGCGCGTGCAGCTTGCAGAGATCACGGATAAGCCACAGGGCTTTCCCTATGCCTATCGTTATCCTGCGTCTTGTCTTGCGCTGAGAAAACTCTATAACGAGCATTTTGACAATATCCCTGCGTATACGGGGTATCAGATTGTCAGCGATAAAGAGGGGCGTGCTATCTACACCGACGTGGCAAATGTATCGGCAGAGTATACGGCGGACATCGATGACACAGGACTCTTTGATGAGCAATTTATCGAGGCTTTGAGTTGGAAACTTGCGGGCTCTATCGCGTTTAAGCTGACGGGGAATGCACAACTTCCCGGATACTGTGATGAGCAGTATATGGCGCTCTTCTTGGATGCCGCAGCGAACAACGAGGATGAGCAAAACATGAGAGACAAAGAACCATATACACTCATTGCTGCGCGGTTTGGGGGTGACTTCTGATGGCAGGAGGGCAGATGTATCCACTCAAGCCTAGTTTTGCAGGAGGTGAACTGACCCCTGCGCTCTATGGACGGACAGATCTGCAGAAATATGATGTGGGCGCATCAAGGCTTGAGAACATGATTGTCCTGCGTTATGGAGGAGCAACGCGCCGCCCCGGCTTTCGTTATGTGGCAAAGACACAGGGCGGGCGAAAAGCGCGGCTGATTCCGTTTCAGTATTCAACGGAACAGAGTTATGTGCTTGAGTTTACGGAAGGATTCGTACGGATATTCACACAAGGCGGGATTGTCGTTAAAGACGGGAATCCGCTCACGATTCCGACGGAATACAAAGAGGACGATCTTCCGGATATCAAGTACACCCAGTCTGCAGATGTACTCTTTCTTGTGCATATTAATCATCCGCCGATGACACTTACGCGCTATGGCGTGACAGAATGGAAGCTTGAGCGGATGGATATTGCAGGAGGCCCGTTTGACGACCCTAACAAAAAAGAAGATGTAAAGATCGGCGTTTCTGCCGTGCGTGGAGATGTGACGCTTGTGGCAAGCGTCAATTATTTTACAGAGGATATGGTTGGCAGTCTCATTCGTCTTGGTCATACGATGGGCGGGCAATTAAAGGCAGGGAATCCGATAACGCCGCTTGTTGTCCGCTGCATTCCTGGTGGGACGGTTTATGTGGAGTCCTTTGGATTCTGGAACGGCCATTTTATCGTGGAGAAGCACGATAAGTCGACGGATAAGTGGATTGCACTCCAAGAACAGCACGCGAACCGCACGCAGAACTATACGCTGAACTACACGAACAAGAGTGATGATATTATCGAATATCGTGTGCGCAGCAATGAATTTGATACCTCTGTATGGGCAAACGAAAACGAGCGGCAGCGTTGCTATGTGACCATCCAGACATTTGCGCAGGACTATTATGGCGTTGCACGGATTACGGCAGTCAACTCCGCAACAAGCGCTGCGGCAACTGTAACGAGAGAGTTTGCAGACACGGAGGCAACAAATGACTTCTCTCTCTCGGTGTGGAGCGCGAAAAAAGGCTATCCACAGGCGGCGAGTTTTTTTGAAGATCGTCTTGTTTTTGCAGGGAGCAGAACGAAACCGCAGACCTATTGGGCGTCGCAGTCGGGTGATTATTACAATTTCTGGGTTAACACGCCGCAGCAGGACAGTGACGCAATCACAGGCACGCTTTCGGGCGGTCAGATGAATGGTATTCGCGCGATTATCCCGTTCGGCGAAATGCTCATGCTCACCTCGGGCGGCGAGTACAAGGTAGGTGGCGGAAACGAGACGTTTACGCCGACGAATCAGAAAGCAGAACCACAGGAGTATCGCGGTATCAACAACCTGACACCTGTCGTTATTGGCGGGCGCATTGTCTATGTGCAGCATCAAGGCAGTGTTATCCGTGATCTCACATATAGCTATGACGTGGATAAGTACACGGGAGATGACGTATCTCTCCTTGCTGCGCATCTCTTTGAGGGGCAGACGATTGTCGCGCTTGCCTACCAGCAGACGCCGAATACGATTGTTTGGTGCGTGCGTGAAGATGGGATGCTTCTCGGTATGACCTATATCAAGGAGCAAGATGTCTACGCATGGCACAAGCACACAACGGCAGGGAAGTTCGCGGACGTGTGCACAATCTCTGGCAATCGTGAGGAAGAACTTTGGGCGGTCGTTGAGAGGGATGGCGCACATTACGTCGAGCAGATGGGCTCACAGATACGCAACACGGCGCCGCAGGAGCAGTTTTATGTAGACAGTGGATATGTTTATCAGGGAGGAGCAAAAGACAACCTCACAGGGCTTGTGTGGCTCTCTGGCAAGGATGTTTCTGTTCTTGCTGACGGAAATGTTTTACAGGAGCTGCGAGTAGATAGTGACGGCGTTCTTAAGTTGTCGAAAAAATTTAGCAAGATCGTTGTGGGGTTACCGTATGAGAGTGTAGTCCAAACGATGCCGATTGAGTTCAGTGCGCAGGACGGCTCCTACATGGGGCGCAAGAAACGCGTCTCACGCATGACAATACTTTTCCGTGATACGCGCGGCGGGCTTTATGGCGTTAGCGAAAATCGGCTTGACGCGATCAAGTGGCGCTCTACGGAAAAATATGACAATCCGATTGAGCTTTACAGCGGCAAGCGTCGTGTCGTCATTCCGGGGGCAAGCTACGAAGATACGGTGTATCTGACGATCAAGCAGACTGACCCGCTGCCGCTGACGATTCTATCCATTGTTCCGGAGGTGGAGGCAGGTGGCTGAGTTTACATACCGCACCCCAACCGATGATGATCTCTCCTATCTTGCCGCACATCTGCGTCCCGAAGATCGGCGCGAGCTGATCGGCATGACGGGGCCGAACGTCGAAGCTGAGGTGATGCGTTGTTGGCGTAACAGCAAAGCGGCATATGCATGTTACTGCGACGGCGTTATTATTTCAGCGTTTGGCGTTATTGAGACGAATCCTATTCTCCGGCACGGTATCATCTGGATGCTTGCGACTGCGGAGACGGCGAAGCATAAAATCTATACGGGCAAGAAGACGCGCGAAGGAATCCGCGCGTTTTTGCATGACTGGGAATATCTCTATAACTATGTCGACAAGGGGAATGATGCGACGATTGCATGGCTCAGGTGGCTTGGCGCGGTTGTTCATGAGCCGCAGCCGATTGGCTTGTATGGGCTTCCCTATCATCTGTTTGAGTTTTTCAAAAAATTGGAGTGAGTAGCTATGGGCGTAGCGGCAATGGTGGTGGGAACGCTCTTTTCCTCGTGGATGCAGGGGAGGGCACAACAGGCGCAGGCAGAAGCGGCGGCGCGGCAGTCGGAACAGAATGCGCAGATCGCGCAGATGAACGCGGACAAGGCACAGGAGATCGCCGAACGGCAGGACGAGAATAACAAGATCAATGCAGAGAATGAGCGACGCAGGGCGCTCCTTCGGATGGGTCAGCAGCGTGCGGCAATCGGTGCGAGCGGTGTCACGGCATCCGGAAGTGCTGCGGCGGCCCTTGCAGATACGGGCTATGCAATCAACGAGCAGACAGGCATGAGTCTCTACAATGGGCGTCAGCAGGTCGATAATATGCTGCAGCAGTCGACAGATTTCCAGAATCAGTCGAACTTCCACAGTGCCAACGCAAGTGATTATCGCGCAGCGGGACGCCGTGCCATGATGAATAGTATGCTCACAGGTGCGTTTTCACTGGCGAGCAATCTCTATACGGGCGTCAGCTCTGCATCACAAAAGACCGCAGAGGCGACGGGAATGCAGGTCGGTTCGTTCGGCGGTCGGGATTGGAGCGTTGGACTGCACGGATGGGGCGGTAAAGGCACAAGTTTTGGCAGTCACATTGGAAATTATAATGCGCGGGGATACGGGATGCCACGCCAAAGTACATTTTTCTCCATGAGATAAGAGGAGGTTTGCTTCATGGATTTTTCACCGTTTCAGAACAAAGAGGGGGTTGGCACTCCTGCGGCGCAGATCACGCGCGTACAGTACAGCAATCAAGGTGCACAGGAGCTTGCGCAGGCACAGGGAGAAACCGGAAATGTGCTTGCTAAGGGTGCTATGGCGTTGAAAGATCAGGTGGAGCAGACACAGGCGCTTGCGGCCAACAACATGTATAACAAACTCATGAGTGAGGGCACGTTTGAGCTTATGCAGAAGAAAGAGGAGGGCGCACTCAACATCACCGAGGACTATGACAAGCTCCAGAAAAAAACAATGGATGCCGTATCTGCAAAATACAAAGGCGTTCTGCGTTATGGGGCGGGCGCAAGAGCGTTCTATGAGTTCACGGAGCGCGACAATGTAACGCGGCGCACGAATGTCATGCGGTATCAGCAGGAGCAGCTTGAGGCATATAAGAACACGCAGTATAAGAATGCTGTGGATGTTTGCCTTGACAATGTGCTTGAATACGGCGGGAATGACGCAGCTATCGACATGGCGATTAATCGTGGCAATGCCCTTGCTCTTGGAATGTACGGCGCACATGGAGAAGAACGGGTCAAGTATGAAACGGAGTTGATTGCGCGGCAAGCCGTGGGGCAGGCAATGTCCCTTGCGATGCAGACGGCGGATTTTAAGCGCATGGATGAAATCAGCAATAAGTACGGGAAATACATGGACCCGAATCAGCGGACAGCGGCGCTCGGTGCGGTACGCAAACACGCAC